TCAGAAAGAACTCTGGCGTTTCTTCAACTAATTCGTAATCGTTAGCTAACCACATTTTCATGTCACGTTTAGCTTCGATTCGATCTTCTTTTTCTTCTTTGTTTAATGTTTTCATTTTATTTCCTCCATTAACTCCTTCAATTTACCACCAAATTCTTGATTGCAAAGTTCTCCTGCCCACTTAATGTATTGTTGATTATTCATTCTTGCATCCTCCCTCTGATTGATGAAATGGCTTTTGAAAAATTTATAGAATTAACAGCTAACTCTTCCAACTGTCGTTCCAAATCCGCTGCATCATCAAAATATAATTTCATATCAGTACCTGTTCCACCCCATCTGAAAGCGAAACTGTTTTGTTTTTCTTTAATTTGATCCATTTTAAGCCCTCGTGAACAAAACTGCAGTGTATGTCATCATGTTCGTATTAACCACGTTTACATGAGTTTGAGTTGCAAACACATTATGGTTATCGTTGATCTGATTTATTAATTCCATAAATTCAGAAGCTTTATTAGCTTCCACTATAATTACTTTCGATTTCATTCTTCTTCACCTCTATTTTCAAAAATTGCACCTAACTCGTTTTCACATTTTGCATGATATCCACTAAAGTTATCATATTCCTCGTGACTAACATCTTTCCGACATAATTTACAAGTTTTCATTCTTGCACCCTCCACGCCTTGTAAATTGCTTTATTGCCACAATCAAAAGTATCATAATATTTCCCCCCTTTTATGAAAGTTAAGTGGTTTGCTACTACAACAATGTAACCTTCACGATAAGGGAAATCATTAACCCTGTATCTTTTCTTTTTACCATTCTTTGTGTAAAAAATATCAACAGTTTTAAATCCCATTTCATCAAGAACTTTTGTATAAACTTCTGTTGCATTTTGGGTCATGCACATTTCCCTTGCTTTCTCAATTAGTAAATCAAAGACTTCACGCCAAGATTTATTCAAGCCAAGAGCCAGTGCCCTTATCACACAATCTGATGTTTTCCTTTTCTTAGGATTTACATTCTTAGATTCAAATTGATTCATTCTTGCACCCCCCTATGATTTTTTTAACTAACTCAGTTGATTTTTCTAACTCAGAAACCAATGTGTTAGTATTATTACAAACCATTGGTAAACTAATTAATAATGCACGAATGTCATCAACCCGTTTTCTTAATTCACTTAATTCATTTCTTTGTTTATCTGTGTATTTTTTATTTATCATTTTTGCAAACCTCCTCAGGTGTTTGTTCCTGATAAGTACTATAATTGGTTCGTATATATAAATGTTTATGTTCTATAATATAACTATTAAACTTTAATAATATTTATATAAAAATGTAATTTAATAGAAATATGAACACAGGAGGTGACACAAATGTATGATGGAGTGAAGTTTAGGAAAAAATTAGGCAGCAAAGGAGGGATTCTTGGAATATCTTTACCAGGTGAATTGTTAGAGTTTTTAGACGCTAAAGATCAAGATGTGATAGTCTTACAACCCAAAGATGGTAAGTTTGGAAAATACTTAGCCGCATGGGTTGAAAAAGAGGTAGATGTTAAAGATGAACAAACAACAGGAATATATAAAAAAGATTGAGGATGTTTCAGCGGTTCCGTTAAAGGTCGCAAATCTCCAAAAGAAGGTGGATGGTGATTATAAACCAGGTTATAGATACAACGTTGGTAAATATGAAATACACGACGAAAGAAATGTATTATTGAACGAAATTGTATTTGATCTTGATTGGAAGTCATATGTTAAAAATTTTGCTCATGCTAAATTAATAATAGAGTCTTTACAAAATAGAAAGATACCTTTTTACATTTATTCTTCAGGTGGTAAAGGAATTCATATTCATATATATTTTGAGAAGTTAGACATTGAAGAAAAAGAACATAAAGAAATATTTAGAGAAGCATTTTCTTATAATTATAAATGGAAAGATATCAGAGTTTGGTTGTGGAATACCATATTGGATGAATCAGGTATTGACGTTAAATTAAGAGGTGTTGGTAAATATTTAGATATTGCACCAATAAAGTTCGATTATTTTAATGGTACATCACATTTAATCAGAGATTGTGGTGGACGTAAAATAATTAAGAACAGTTCATTGGAATATGAAACAACTTATAAAACATATATTCCAATAGAAGAGTTTAAGAAGCAAAAGCCACGGATTAAAAACTTTGCAAATGTGTTATATCCTGAGGTAATTGAAACGTTTACGTTAGATTTAAACGAACTTTGTTTAGAGATGAACAAATATGTTCAATACCAAAAAGATAACCATCAAGAGCCGTTAATTAACGTTAAATTGCCTATTAATTATGTTGATATAGATAGTGTTCTTAAAATACGTGAAGGTATGGGTGAAGGTAAAAGAAGTTCAGGTGCTATGATGATTGCAATAGCGTGTAAAATAGACCAACTTCCAAAGAAAGATGCCATCATAATATTGGAAGAATATGTTAAAAACTGTTCACAGTTGGGTGCATCATTCTCAATACATGAAGCTGAATATTGGTTACATTGGATATATAACCAGCAACACGTATTTTGGAACTGCTCACAGCTTAAAGATTTGGAAGTTCATGGTCAAGAAGTTTGTGAATTTTGCCAAATAAAGAACAAAAAGGCTATAGATTTCTTGAAATCAACCACAATGTTGGATCAAATTATAGATGTTTTGGAACAAGAAATAGTTGGTGAGAAACATACATCTGTATTGATCTTCATATTATTGTTAAGTAAAGACTTCCCTTCAACTAAAGATTGGAAAATACCTGGTGACCCAATGAGCCAAAATGTTATATTAGCTTCTGATTCATCATCTGGGAAAAGTTATGTGGCAAAGCGTATTATGAAGTTATTTGGTGAAGAGGATGAAGATTATTTAATCATTTCAAGAATGTCAAAGAGTGTTATCAACTATTATACAGAAATAGATATGGATGGAAAAATCATATTTATTGAGGAAATGCAGGGTTTGGATGAAAATACAGATCAATTAAGAGTTTGGATGTCTGAGGGTAAACTTAAATTTGAAACTGTTGAGAAGGTTATTGGTGATGATGGTATAGAGAAGAACACTAAAGTGACTAAAACAACAATCGGACAACCATCATTTATAACTTGTCAAGCTGAAGGTAAAGTTGAGGACCAATTAAACAATAGATCTTGGGTAATTAGTATGGATATAACAGATAAACAAACGAAAGACATATTAAAATTTCAAGATAGGTTAAATAAAGGTGAAGTTGTTGTTGATAGTAGCAGGTTGAGAATAATTAAAGACGCATTGAAACAGTTGAAACCATATCATTTCATCATTCCATTTATGGATTATGAAATATTAAATATACCAATTAACGATGTTAGAGCAAGAAGAGATTATGACAAATTTGCAACGTTAATTAAAGATTTCGCATATTTACATCAATATCAACGTGAAATTATCACGAAAAATGACCGAGAATTTATCATTTGCGATATCAAAGATTATGAATTAGCTAAACAGTATTCCCAACATATACTTGGGGCAACGTTCACAGGATTGACGTTGAACCAGATAGATTTGATCAATTATATCAGACAATCAACATGGAAAACAGAATTTACAGTGTCAGATATTATGCGAAATAAGGGCAAAAGTCACACACATTGGCACGGTGAAATGTCACAACTTGAGAACCTTGGATTCGTGATTGGTGAGAAATCTCTTGGGAAAAGTACGGTGTATTCATTGGTCGATGAAAAGGCTCTAAATATCATAAATTTACCATCTGGTGAAGAACTGTTAAAAATGGTCGACCTTAAAGTTCAATCCCCAGATGACATGAAAAAACCAGGGAAAACGGAGACACCAAAAACACCAGATTCTCATGTCAAGTCGGGGACGCACTTTAAGGTGTACCCCACAGTTAAACCTAAACAGGACCCTGTACACCTTAAAGTCGCAGCCCGATCTGTAAAACCAAAAATGTTGTTCCGCGAAAACAAGGAACATTTTTTGTTTTCGCATACACGATCTGGTTTAAGGTATGAGGATGTTGAAAACTACGTCAAAAACCATAAAAATCACCTTGTTGACATTGAGGATATTATCGAAAAATTTGGTGAAAATTCACGTGAACTTATTGATTCAATTATTACCACTTTGAAGAATAGAGGAACACTCTGTGAAGCAAAACCAGGGAGGTTGATGGTAGCATGACTGACTATATATTCAAATGTATATGTTGTGAAATAGATTTTGAAGTATTGAGAGGAAAAATGAGATTTAGAAAGTATTGCAGGTCTTGTGTAAACAAAAAGAAAGGGCATAAGTATTGCCCGAAATTATAGTCAATGTCAGACTCATAAGAGGAGGCAGACGGAGAGAAATAAAATGACAGAAGAAAGCGTAGGTTGGGACGAAGCAATTGCAAGCAGTGGGTTTGTAAAGTTGGTGTCAGACAATGAGAAGGTTCTTGTAATTAAGAATTGTAAACTTGAACGAATCAACAAATATGGCAAAGAAGAAATTGAATTATCAGCTGAGGTAGTTACTGAGGATGGTAAGGCAGTTGTTGAGAAGGTTTTTAACACCACCAGTAAAAGATTAAAAACCAAACTTCGACCCATTGTGGAAGGCAAAGCACCAACTGATGAAATAAAGTTGTCTATTTTGAAAGTTGGCGACAAATACGACACACAGTATTCAGTAAAAGCATTGTAAATAATTTGGGCATTTTTGCCCCTTTTACCTACCTGGAGGTCTAATAAAATGTTAATAACAAAGGAAATCGAGATAGATATGGGACATAGAGTTCCTAATCATAAAAGTAAGTGTAAGAATATACATGGTCATAGATATAAAATAGAAGTTGGTGTTGACGACCAAGTCATAACAACCAAAGGAGTAAGTTCAGAAGGAATGGTTATTGATTTCAGTGATTTGAAAGAAATAATGATGGAAGAGTTAGATGGTAAGTTTGACCATGGCTTTTGTTTATCCAAAGAAGACGAATTTAGAGATGTGTTTAATAGATTAAAAGTTGATTTTTACCAAAAGATAATATTTGTTGACTTTATACCAACAGCGGAGAATCTTGCTAAACATTGGTATAAACTAATTGAACCGAGATTAGCTGAAAGAAAAATTAAAATATATCATGTGAAAGTTTGGGAAACACCAACATCAACTGCAACATATATTGGAGGTGGAGAATGAAATCACCAATAGCTGAAATATACCCAGCTGTTCAATGTGAGGGAGAATTCAATTCACCAGCTGTATTTGTAAGATTTTGGGGATGTAACTTAAGATGTGGGTTTACTGAACGTAGTGATGGAAAGTTTGCTTGTGATACACCTTATGCAGTATTTGAAGGTGAAAAGGAGTTTCTTGATGATGTTGAAATTATTAACAAAATAAAAGCATTCAAAACTCCTCATGTTGTGTTTACTGGTGGTGAACCAATGATGTATGCTAAACAAATAAGGGATATCATTTCTGGACTACCTTCGTATTTTGTGTATGAAATGGAAACTAATGGAACGTTACCACCTACACAGTTTCTAAAAACGTGGATAACCAGGTTTAACGTGTCTGTCAAGTTAAAATCTAGCAATCAATGGAAAGGATGGGACGATAAAAGAATCAATAAAGAAGCAATAGGTTCTTTCCCAGCCAATTCAAGCATTTTTAAATTTGTAGTATCCAATGAAGAAGACATTGAAGAAATAAAAGTTATTGCAGCATATAACTCTGATATGAGAGTATTTCTAATGCCAGAAGGAGAAAATAGAGAGCAGGTTGTTAAGAATTTGCCAACAACGTTAGATTTGTGTATGACGTATGATTACAATTTCACTAATCGTGATCATATAATAGCGTATAGTGATAAGAGAGGTGTATAAATGAGAAGAATAGAAATAAAAGAATGGAAAGAGTTAGTTGTTAAAGTAATATTAAAAATAAGGAATCAGAATTATACAGGGGTGTTTGGAGTACCTAGAGGTGGAACTCCAATATCATTAGTTGTTTCTGACACTCTAAAGATACCATTACTTGATAAACCAATTGAAGGATGTGTTGTTGTTGATGATTTAATAGATTCAGGTAGAACAATGTCTAAATACAAAGATTATGAATTTATAGCATTGATTGATAAAAGATTACCTGAATGGGAAGGACAATGGATTGAGTTCTGGTATGAAAACACACAAAAAGATGCCGAAGATATTGTTACAAGACAAATAGAGTTCATGGGTGACAACCCAAAAAGGAAAGGTGTTGTTGACACACCACGTCGTGTAGTTAAAATGTGGAAAGAGTTGTTTCGTGGATATGATCCTAAACAGAAACCTACAATAACTATATTTGAGAATGGTGAAGATGGAATAACATATGATAATATGGTTGTTGACACTGGTGACTTTTATTCATATTGTGAACATCATATGGTTCCATTCTTTGGTCAATATTGGTTTGCATATATACCAGATAAAAAGATAATGGGTATAAGTAAAGTTGCAAGGATAGTAGATTACTATTCAGCGAAACTTCAAATACAAGAACGATTGGTCAAAGAAATACTTGATGCTATTGAGAAAGAAGTTGACCCGAAAGGTTTAGCTTTAGTTATGAAGGGAGAACATCTTTGTAAGACAATGAGAGGAGTAAAGAAAAAAGGTGAAATGATAACCTCAGATTTAAGAGGCTCATTCAAAAACGAACATGACTGTAGGGCAGAGTTCATGAGGTTTGTCAAATAAAATGGGAGGGTTACAAGTCTGTCCTGATATTAAATTGACAAAAACAGAAAGAGAATTAAGAAAAACAAGTTATCCGGATTGTATAGGTTTTTTCCCAGAATGTGTTGGGATAACTGAACCAATACCAGATTGTAAAACGTGCCCATATTGGAGGAAAAGAAAATGAATGAAATAAAAAAAGGTAAAGTTGTCGTCATCCTTTCTGGTGGAATGGATTCAACAACGTTGTTGTATAAAGCATTAGATGAATATGGTTCAGGTAATGTTCATGCAATAAGTTTTGATTATAACCAAAAACATAGAAAAGAGTTAGAATGTGCAACTGCATCTTGTAGAAAACTTGGTATTAGTCATAAAGTAGTTGACTTATCTGTTCTTTCTGAGGTAGCACCATCAGCATTAACGAGAGATGATTGGGATGTACCTGAAGGTCATTATGCAGATGAAAACATGAAACAAACAGTTGTACCAAATAGAAATATGGTGTTAATTAGTTTAGCAGCATCATATGCTATGGGTTTGAAAGCTAAAAAAGTGTTATATGGTGCGCACTCAGGAGACCATGACATATATCCAGATTGCAGGAAAGACTTTGTTGATGCACTAACATTAACAATTAAGTTGGCAGATTGGCACGTTGTTGAGTTGGAAGCGCCGTTCTGGGATATAGATAAAGGTGACATTGTTATCATTGGTAAAACATTTGGTGTTGACTATGGATTAACGTGGACTTGTTACAAAGGGAAAGAGTTGGCTTGTGGCAAATGTGGAAGTTGTGTTGAAAGGTTGGAAGCATTTGAGAAAGCAGGTGTCAAAGATCCAGTTAAATATGAGGTGAAATAAAATGTCAGAAATTAAATACGGAAATAAAATGGAAGATATGCAAGGAGATGAACTTCTTGAAAGAGTTAAATTGGGGTGGAACTTTAAAACTCCACCATTAACACCAATGCCTTACATTGGTAAAATTAAACAAGCAGTGACATATCAATATAACGAGTTAGTTGGATTATGTCCTGTAACAGGTATTTTGGATTTATATAAGTTAGGTATAACATTCATTCCAGGAAAATGGGTGCCTGAATTAAAAACATTAAAGATGTATTTGTTGAGTTTCAAAGATTTACCAATCTCACATGAACATCTGCAAGCAAAAATCTATAAAGAATTCAAAGAACAAGTTAAACCAAAATGGTTAAGAGTTGAATTAAGTGTAGCGGTCAGAGGTGGAATAAAGACAGACATAGTATACGAGGACTAAAATGGGTGAACTTATATATCTTCCGGCAATAAATGGTTCCAATTTAGATTGGGGTAAATATGTAGACGAAATGGTGGATAAGTTAGGTTTTAATCATAACTTTTTATATGAAGACAAATCTGTTCATTATTATCCTCGTTTTCTTATTTCATATTATTATGGCAGACAGTATGATAATATAAAAAAGAAGTTTGGATTCAAAAACATATTCATTAAAGGTGATAGTGGTGGATTTCAGAACATAACAATGGATGCAAATCTTGATCCTGTTGATGTTATGAAATGGCAGCAAGAAAATTGTGATAGTGGTTTAATATTAGACCATCCACCATTCAAAAAGATTGAAGGTTCAGCTCAATTTGGTGCAACAACTGATGCAATATATAATGACGCTTTAGCGAAGACAGTTAAGAACGCTAATATAGCCATGAAACATTGGACAGATGACAAGTTTAAGTTGTATGGGGTTGTTCAAGGCGACACAGTTAAACGTCAAGAGAAATGGTTACAAGCTATGTTAGATGTTGAGAAACAGAACAGCCGTGAGTTCTCTGGGTGGTCACTGTCACCTAAACCATCACATGACATAAAACAAATAGCAAACCACGCTGCAAATTTCATTGAAGCAGGTATCACTAACAAACCTATTCATATATTACAAATTAGTGGGTTTGAAAGTTTAGCCATGTCAGCATATGTAAGTAAATTCTTTACAGCGGAAGTAACTGTTGACTCATCAACATTTAACGTTGGAAGAATATATTTCACATACTTTAGCCCATTTAATTTCAAAGATAAATGGGATTTTGGTGGAAGAGATCCTGTTTCATTGAAAAAAGTTGCTTGTGATTGCCCTGTTTGTGTTAAAGTAGAACAAAAACATTTCACATATGATGAATGGGAACACAGAACACCACCTGGTTCATTGATATCACTCCACAATTTATATCAAATATTGAAATATGTTAAATTTTTAAATGCACTTAAAGATGATGACAAACTGTTCAAGAAGTTTTGTCTTAAGAACTTTGGACAAAAATTTATCAATGTATGTGATTATTTGGATGAAGTGTCAAAGTTTGGCAAACAAGATTCATATAGAAATAATGTAGTTAAATCACATAAACTTTCAAGTTGGATGGATGCAGAAGAAATAAATGTCAATCAAATAAGAGAAGAAAGGATTGAGTTACTAAAGAAAGAGTTTCCAGGTATAGCAGAGACTGGCATAGATGCTCTTTACAAACATAGGTGGGGATGATGTTAATTCTCGACATTGAAACAGCAGTGGCAGGGAAAATACCAAACCCAGCTGTTGACATATTTAGATTTATTGGTTGTTATGAAGTAGAAGATGATAAATATCATTTCTATTCATATAAGGACCATGACATAATTAAAAATCTAATTAAGAAACATCGTGTCATTATAACGTTTAATGGTGACCACTATGACATTCCAATATTGAAAAGAACTGGATTATATACATTGAGACATTTAAGTATTGACTTAAGAGTTATAATGAAAAAGCGTGGTGAACTTATGAAAGCTAAAAACATTACATTTTCATTAAGTAATCTAGCGAAGTTCTTTAATTTAGAAACTAAGAAAATGGAAGACTTTAATTATGACATATTAAAGAAAGATGAATGGACTAATGATGAGTTATTATATATTAAAACATATACAATGCAAGATATAGATGTAACTAAACAGTTATATGATAAGATCCATCACTTCTTTAAGTCGTTTAAAACGTTTGTAAATAAGAATGATATTTATAATTATAGGTGGTTGACAACATCTATTGGAGTTTATAGTTACAAAGTTATATGTCATTTAGCTGGAATGGAAGAACAATATGGTGACTTTGAAAAGAAATCACATTATAAAGGAGGGTTTGTTGCGTTACCATCACAGGGTGAAGCACATGGTGACGTTTATTGTTTAGACTTCAACTCACTATATCCTCATAACTATATACAAGGAAACTTATATTCATATAACTGTAAATGTTGTAGTGAACAAGATAAATGGAAAGGTAATGAGTTGTTTCCTGTTGTCGGTAAATATTGTTCAAAGAAGAATGGTAAAATAGAAAACATATTACAACGGATATATAATTTAAGAAAGGAATATAAACAAAAAGGAATGCATGAACAATATGCACTTAAAACAGTTATGAACACTATGTATGGAATATCAGGTAACCCAGCGTTCAAAAATGTATTTAATGAATCAACAGCGTCAGACTGCACACTTATTGGAAGATGTGCAATTAAGTTAGCAAGACAAAAATTTAAAGACGCTGGTTATAATGTGTTATATACAGATACAGATAGTGTATTTATACAAGACATTTATAAAGACAAAGAACGATTATTAATGATTAAACAGTCGTTAATAAATCAAATAAAGAATAACTTACCATTTCCATCACAAACATTTGACATGGGAATTGATGAGGAAATTAAACATATTTGGTTCTTTAAAAGTGGTGAAATATTTAAAAAGAAACATTATATGTACGTGAACATAAATGATAAAATAGTTATTAAAGGGTTACCATTAATTAAAAGTGATTCATCTAAGTTGAGCAAACTAATATTTGATAAATATATGAAGGAAACTATAATTAATGGAAACATTATATTCAAATATAACGATGTGAAAACATGGATATATAGTGAAATAAAAAACAATTTGGAAATAACAGCAAGACAATTTAAAGTGTGGGATTTGGAAACATATAAACAGAAAAGATGTATTCAAGCAACCATATCAAAGAAATATGGTGTTGGAAGACATTTGTTAATACCAAACAGATATAAGGGTGTTGGTCAATCAGTTAAATATTGCACAGTTGATGAATTTATTGTTGGTAAATATAATCCAAGTGCTATAATATTAAACAAAACATGGAATGAATTATCACAATTTTTAGATTTCGTTCCACAACATGAAACAGTAAAAAAAAGAAGAGGACCACAAACGGAGTTAAGACAATGGGCGAATATATAATAGTAGTTGATACAAGAGAACAGTTACCACTTTGGAAAAAAGATGTGATATCTAAAAAGTTAGACGTTGGAGATTATAGCATTGAAGGATATGAAAATAAGATAGCAGTTGAACGTAAATCATTATCAGATCTATTTGGAACATTAGGTGGGGGACATAAAAGATTTAAAGCAGAACTTGAAAGAGCGAAATCGTATGATTATTTTGCAATAGTTATTGAAGGGTCTTTCACTAACATTATGAAGAAAGAATATCCTGGAAGTTATCACTCTAAAATGGAAGGTTATGTCATATTAAAGATATTGTTCACGCTACATATTAAATATGGAATTAACATATTTATGGCAAATAATAGAGTTGAATGTAAACAATATATTAAACATATATTTAATTCATTTATAAATACTAAACAATAAGTTTATATACTTTGATAAAAATTTATAAAGAGAGGTGTAATTATGATGAACGAAACTAAGTTTTTGGTTGGATATATTTCTTCATTGGTAATCATTGCAGTAGTTGCAATTGTATCAATGACAGTATAATGAGGTGAATGATGGGAAAAGAGGAAATAATGAAGGTGTTTGAAAAAAATCCTGGTGTGTTTCTTGATGTTAGAAATATATCAGTAATGTCTAATACAAATGAAGATAATGTATATGCAATTATGAGGAGGATGGAAAAAGACAAAGACATACAACATAAAAAAGTTAAGTCTAAACAAGGTCCAGCTAAAAAGTTATATGCATTTATACAACAAGATAATTATTTTGAAGAGTCGTTACATCAATTGACAGCAATGAAACAACAAGATAGATTTCATTTTTACCAACCAGAACTATTGGTAAACGTAATGATATTATCTGAATTAAAGAAGTTAAATGAGGGGATGTTAAATGGAAACACAGGATAAATTTGAGTTTACTAGAAGTGGTGAACACATAGAAATGACAAGAACTAAACAATATGAAGCTGAAGAACATCAATTAAAAGAAATGGAAAGGAAATTCACCGAACTAATTGATAATTACACAATTGAAAGAACAGCAATTTCATTAGCTATAAAAAACAAATCGAAAGAAGTTAAAGTACCACTAACTAACAAATATTCATTAGCTCAATTCATTCAAGCTCAAACACATACAAGAAATAACGTTATGCAACTTAAACAACAAGAACATCAATTAAAAAACCAAATTGAACAAAAGATGTTGCAGAAACAGTTATTACAAACAACTGAGAAACTTAACGAAACACAATCCATTCTAGATAACAATCAAGAAATGGAAAAAGAAGTTAGAGATGAATTAACATTACAAATTAAGAAGATTGTGAAGAAAGAAAAAGCTAAAAGAGGGTATGGGAGAATTAAAGATACCAAAGAACGATTGGAAGTTCAAAACTATATCTTAGCACCAATATGTACACAGATGAATTTGGAAATGACTGATAAACTTATTATTAATATCAAAAGGGAATTTGATAAAATATAATGGGATTTACATCTTTTATTAGAACTTGTAAGAGATGTAAAAGATATTTTAGAACACATGCGAAAACAGGTAGATATTGTGATAAATGTAAATTACCAATAGGAGCAGGAGCAAAAGAATGGCACGATGCACAGCGAAACTTAAAAGCGACGGTACCAGATGTAAGCTTGACGAAGTCTGGGATAAGTTTTGTGCAGTTCATTTACAAATGAGGATGAGACAGAAGAATGGCCGAAAAAGACCTAATTCCACACCAAATAAAGAGCACACAAAGAGCGCAGGAACTAGGAAGGTTAGGGGGTTTGTCTAATAAAAACAACCCAAAAACGATTCGTTCTGCCAAAATAAGGGAAATAAAGAAGCGTATCAAGAAAGGTCAATTAAAGAATGAAGATGAAGAATGGTTGCTTGCTCGTTATGAAAGTAAAGAGTTAATGGCGTTTGAATTGTTGTCCATAATGGATACAGCCAAGAAACATATGCCACCAGAGAAGCACGTATTATTAGTGGATAAATATGACAGAGTGATGCGTACTATTCATGGTGAAACTATTAAAACAGAGAATGTTCATCATGTAATCAATTGGAGTGATATGTTTAAAGATGCCGAAATACGACTTAAAAAAGATAGTAAATGATATGTTTGGTATCGCTTTATATGATTACCAATTAAAATTTCTATATGATTGTATTCAGCATAAACGAGTAGTAGGAGCATTTTGTAGGCAAACAGGGAAATCCCTTACTATATCTATATTATCAGTTATTGAAGCTTTATCTAACCCTAAAGGGCATATTGTAATAGTTGGACCAACAGATAGGCAAGCAGCAGAGTTATTCAATAAAGTCTTAGCATTTGTTAAGAACACTAAAGTTAAAACGTTAGTTGAAACGTTTACTATGCGGCAAATGGTTATGAAGAACGGTTGTCGTATATCGGCATTTCCTTGTGGAGATAGTGGGGATAACATTAGAGGAATGACAGCTAATGTATTAATCATTGAAGAAGCAGCGTTTGTTAAAGACAGCATAGTTAATCAAGTATTGGTGCCAATGGTTGCAGCAACAGATGGGAAGATAATTAAGATATCAACTCCATTCGGTATGAACCATTTCTATAAGTCTTTCCAATCAGATCCTAACTATAAGTCACATAGATATACGTGGGAAGATGCTGTAAGAGTTGAACATTTCACTAATAACTTTGTTGATGAACAACGATTACAATGTAGCACGTTACAGTTTAAGACTGAGTATGAAGCACAGTTTATTCCCGATGAAGATGCTTATTTCAGTCACGAACTTATTGAATCGTGTGTTGCTGATTATAAGATGTTGGTGGAAACGTGAACTATATCCTTGGGGCAGATTTAGCTCGTATGGGACAGGATAGTAGTTGTTATATTATCATTGAAGAAGGAGATGATGATAATCCACATAAAGTAGTATTTTGTAAAGAAGTTGCTAAGAACACTATGGATCAAGCTATTGATTATATTCTCTTCCTCCATAACAAGTTTAAGTTTAAGAAAATTATATGTGACTCAACAGGGTTAGGAGCTGGAGTTGTAGACGTATTAGCTAAACAACTAAACACTCCAAAAGATAAATCACAACATAACTATTCACAGAAGTATGTTAGCCACGATATAGTTGTTGGCTTAACATTCACAGTAAGAACTAAGGAAGATATATTCTCCAATCTTAAACTATTAATGGAACAGGGACAATTAAAGATACCGGATCATAAGAAGTTAATATTCCAATTGAAAGATTTTCGTTATGAAACAACTCCAGCAGGAAACATTAAGTTGCATCACTCAGAAGGTGGTCACGATGACTTAGTTGATGCACTTGCTTGTGCAGCTCATGGAGTTCGGTCAACCAAGAATAGTGGCTTCTTTTTCGGATAAATAGAATAGTGTTTATATATTACAAATCAAATATACTGATTTAACATCTATCACCTCTTCCCCTCTGGCGGTTCTTCTTGATCCGTTATGGGTTTTCATATTCATGGGAAAAATCCTAAACTGGTACAAACAAACGAAATCTTTCCTCAGTAAAGAGGTGAGGGTATTTAACGCTAGTAGTACCGCTAATATGAAGGGAATGCCTTTCATTCCTAACTGGTTTAATACAGTTAGGCTAGGTACACCAAGGAACATTGACGTAATTGAACTTAGACAATATGCTAAGTCTCCTTGGGTACAGATGGTTCTTAATACAATTTCTAAACAAGTAATGACTACTGAATGGGATATAGTTGAGAAGGAAGCTAAAGACGTTA